TAGATGTAGTAGGTGTTGTCTCCACAAAATCTATATCGTTGTAGTTTTTAATATATCCTATAGCTTCTGTAATTTCTGCATCTAAACCATTCTTAAATATTAATTGGTCTCCTGTTCCTAGGTTTTCCATGTTTGGTTTTATGTATTCTTTGTATGTAGTCCAAGCATCAAAAGGGTCTGGTCCATAAGACTTAGGGTTCTTTCTTCTGTAATCCATTATGTGTACTGCAAACTTAGTTGCGTAGCCTATGTCATACTTAACCTTATTTGTAAATTCATCTAATGATAAAACTTCGCCTTGTTCTTGGTAAAAAGTTTTAACCATGTTATCTGGGTCTTGACCTTTGAAGAACTGTGGTGGGTTTATTTGCCACAAACCTTTATCATTAGGGTCTGTATCTCCATCTATACCATGTTTAAACTTGCTTTCAAGATATGCAATAGCAAGTAAAATACCAGCATCATCACCAGATACTTGCTCATCAAACAACATTTGTTTTACTTCTTCAACTGTAAACTGTTGCACTGCTTCTTCCATTATCTTTGTACACCCCTTCTAGATAGATTAGTTAACCCAGCTATTGTTGCTGCACCTCTAGCTCTTGTAGCTTCTGTTTCTCCTGCAACTCTTGCAGCTTCTTCTCTTGGTGCAAATACTTCTTCTTCAATACCAGCTAAGTCTTTTGCAAACTGTTCAGCGTCTGGTTCTTCTGCAGGTGTTCCTGGTATTAACCTACCACCAACTGGAGTAGATGGGTCGAATGCTAACATACCTTCTGTACCAGCAGATAGTCCTTGTATCTCTTGATTAAAAAAACCAACACGATTGTTTATCTTACTAGTAATGTATTCTCTTTCTTCTTGACTTAGTGGTGCACCTTTTCTAGCTTTTGATTTTGCTAACAACTCATCAACAATATCATCCATCTGGTCATTTTCAATAACTGGTGCTTTTGTCTTAGCAGATTTTCTTACAGACATATCTGTTCTAAGTACACCTAGGCTTTGCACCCAGTCTAACTTACCACCATTGTTCATAGAGAACTCCATAAGTCTTCTGATACCTTTTGTAAATTCCTCATCTACCATAGAACCTTGTGTCTTAGATAGGTCTATTAGCCCTACACTAGCAAGTTGGTTCTTTAAAATAATTCTTAGTCCTGGTGCTATATCTCTAGCGACTTCACCTGCCATATAAGGATAATAAATAAAGTTATACCCTTTAGCTTTTAAATACTCTTGTGCATCTAGTGTTGTTGGCTTAGTAATATACTCGCCTGTCGTACTATCAAATCTTGTTATCTCCTCTGTATATTTACTTTGGAAACCATCACCTAAAGGTTTATTAGTATCAACACCATTACTTAATAAATCTATTACCCATTGTGCTGTAGGTGTTGCGTCACCTGCTCCTGGTTGCGTAGGTATTCTAGGTGCATCTTCTATGCCACCTATACCTCTTGGCATTGTGTATCCTTGTGTTTCGTTTTCACTCATCTGATAAATCTCCTAGACCAAATCTTGTTACTTCATTATAAAACACATCTTGGAAGACTGGTAAGAACTCTGGAGTTTCTTGTGCTAAGTTAGCTCCGTACTTATACAGTCCATCTCTAATAAGTTGTGCTTCTTCGGAAGTCTGTGTCCTTAACCATATTACTGCATTTTCTTTCAGTGGTATGTTTTTTCCTATTTGTATACCTTTAATTACTTCATTCCTGTAATTTAGATATTCACTTACTGATGGATATAAACCACCTAATGCTTTAACTCTTGGGTCTATAATAGCTTGTTCTAATATAGGTATAACTAAATCCCAGTCAAAAGTATCTGGTATTTCTTTACCTGGTAATAATGTAGCTACCTGTGCTGGGTCTACTTGATAAGCTAGAGGAAACATTTTTCTTAGAGTAAGTTCTAGTTCTGCTTTCTCTATCTTTTGTTCATCTGTTGTGTATCTTTCTTTATCCCATTTAGCTTGGTATCTTTCTAGCATTGACCTCTCAACAAGTGAGGCTGCATAAGTAGAAGCTCTCCAATAAAACTCCTCTTTGTTTAATGGTGTTATGTTACCTAAACCTTTTTGTATACCATAGGATGTGTAATCAACTTCACCAGTTCCTAGCTTGTCAAAGAAATATAAAATAGATGAACCATAATCAGAATACAATTCTTTATTGTCTGTTAAGAAATCATACTCTGGTTTTGTTCTAGCCATAGGTCCACTCTCTGATATGTTTTTACCCTTAAGCTGTAACTGTGCAGTTGTAAAAGAAGTTTCTAAATCATAAATATCTAAACCAAGTAACCTAACAACATCCAATGTAGCTTCATAATCTGCTTGTTTGCTACCCATAGTGAGAGCATATTGTTCTCTTAAGTCTTGATAAAAACCATGTACAACTGATAACTCAACAAAACTGTTCCATACAACACCAGATACTTCTTGTGTACTTCCGTACCATTCATTAAAAGTATCGTTGTCTGCATCTATACGATATAACACATTAAGTTTTGGTACTAATGGGTTGATGTTTCTATCCCAGGCTTTTAACTGGTATATGTTATCTCGTATAATTGCAGCTGTATCGAATAAAAATTGTGGGTCATCAGATTTATTAGGGTAAAGTTTTGATGCTATTTGTGTTGCTTGTGTAGTAGCAGCTAAATATAAATCTTCATCTATACCAGATATACCTAATTTAGAAGCAACAGAGTTAAACATGTTCTTACCTGTAGCTGGTATGTTTTCTTCTACAAGTATTTCTCCTAGTATGTCTTTAATATCTCCACTACCCATACTGTCAAACGGCAAACCAAACTGGAAGATAGTTCTTTCTAGTAATCTTCTAATCTCTGGATTATCTCTAGTAACAAATCCTGTTGGTATAGCAACTACTGGTCCTAATGGTGGTAACAATCCACCACCAGCAACACCTAGTGCTGATATAGGTAGACTTCTTTTTAGTATGATATTACTTTCTGTCAAACTTATATCATCAGTCCAAAGTCCTTCACCTTCTGTTTTAACATAATTTTCTAGTGCTGTTCCACCTACAGGTATAATAAGATACTTCTCACCAAACTTATCCGAATATATATAGTTATTCTCTATACCTTTTCTGTATGCAAATCCTACTTGTGCTCCTGCTCTAGGGTTAGCAGCAGCTAGTTGTGTCCATCTTCCTAACACTTCTCTGTATGCTTCAAAGAAAGGTAGTCCTACTTTGTATGCTTCTGCTAAGTATCCTCTTTCTAACAAGTTGTACAATAATCTGTTGTGTAACTCAAACGCGTAACCAGATGCTGTTTTGTTTAAGTCATTAAATGTCATGTTTCTAACATTGTCAGTTCTTATACCATCTAGGTCTAACATTGTGTGATACTCAATCTCTGTAAACTGTGAGATTACTCCACTCTTTCGTGCATTATTCATAACAAGTTTTCCTGCATTACTATCTACCATTGCAAGTAATCCTGTTTGCTGCATTAGTTCTGCGACATCATCATATTTAGCATTACCCATTTGCAACACTTTTCTTAGTTCTTTGATAGTAGGTGTAGGATTTTCTTTAATTAACTTTTTAAAGTCAGAAGTAATGTTAAAAGTATTTTTACCTGTATCTTTGTGGAACTCTCTTATTGCTCTACTAAATTGCATGTCTTGTGATTTGTCTAGGATACCATCAACTAATACATTCCTTCTTGGTAGTGATGAATAGTATGAACCTATCTTTGTATTTTCATCACCTAATCTAATTCTACCTGCAGTTTCAATACTGTATGCTTTACTTTCTGCATTAGCTAAATTTAAATCTAACACTGTTTGGTTCTTAGATACTGATTGTAATACTCTAGGTGAGTATTTGTTATCTGCGTTATACGCAACAAATGTTACAGCATCATCTGTAACTTGTAATCTTTGTTTAACTACTTTATTCATCACTTCTTCTATTTGCTCGAATGGTACTTCTGCGTCTGTTAAGTTTCTTTTTACTGCAGCTACTAAATCTCCTGGTAAGTTAATTACATTCTCTGGGTCATAGTGTGCATCTAAAACATCTTGTAAAGATTTTCTTGTACCAAACACTAAGTTGCTTTCTAAGAAGTGATAATACGCTTGTTTAAATGTAGGTATTCGTGATAGTGTTGCTTCTGATTGACCGACTGCAAAGAACAACGCATCCATAAATGCACCATACTTAGCTGCAAAACCTTTGACTTCGCTCTTAACACCTGGCACTGTAAAAGGTAAATCTTCTAATACTTCTAACATCATTGGAGTTATATCTTCTTTAATCTTTTTTCTGTTAAATTGTTTAGCTACATCAAGACTTCTAATGTTTGTTCTACCAACTTTACCTTGTGCAATAATATCCATTAAGTCTTGTTGGTTAGCAGTGAAGTTAGATATGGTCATCTTGTGATGTTTAACAAAATCTATAAAGTCTTGTTGTGTAGTTATAACTGGTATAACTTGTGATGATTTATCAACACTTCTAATAGACAATATCTTTCTATTCATATCTTGTATCTCATCCATAAGATATGGTGTTCTTTGTATAATGTCTACAACTTCTTCATCTGTTAAATTCTTTTTCATTGCTTGTGCAACTACTGGCATAAATGGGTCATGTGCCATTTGTGTAATTAAATAGTCTGCATACGCTTCTATATAATCATCTTCTAAACCTATCTTTGTAGCAGCACCTTCTGCAACTTCTTCTGCACTGGCATACTTTCTTATATCTTCCCAGTCACCTCTGTTCTTTCTAAAGACACTTGTAAACCTTGGGTCTCTTTCGTACAGGTCTTGTACTTCTGGTAAACCGAACTTAGCGTTATTTTCTTTTAAAGCACCTAATCCTTTTCTAATAAACTCTGGATACTTTTCATCTAATACTTTTGCTGTAGTTCTAAATGGTCCAGTAAGAGCAGTGTATGGTTTAAAGTCTGGGTTTTGTGCTTGTATTAATTTAACCATTGCAGCATTAGGGTCATTCCATATTAGTTTCATATACTCCCATGGGTCTCTAAATATAGAAGACATACCTCTAGCTGCCATTCTTAAGTTGCCATCAGTAGTAATTTTTAATGGGAAAGCTACACGAGTAACTAACTGCATAGGCATCCATACTCTACTAATAAAAGTAAACGCCATATCTGTAGCTTTAAATGGTATAACTTCTGCACCATATTTAAACAGTACACCAGGGTCATCTAGTCCATCTGCAATAACACCTTTAAGTTCATTACCTATTGGTGTAGATGGGTCATAAAAAGTACCTAGCTTTCCTTCATCTACAGATTGTCGTACTGCATCCATGCTTTCTTCAAACCCATTCTTTTTAAATATTTTGTTACGCAATCTTCTACGCATACCTGTATATCTAAGTATTGGTTTTAAATCTGGAACATTAATTGTTAAGTCCATAGCTTGTCCTACCATACCTAGTGCGTGTTGCGTAGCCCATTGTTTATCTGTTTCAGATAGCAATGTATTAGCAAACTGTGCTCTAGCTATAGGGTCTAAACCTTCTTGCATAGCTGCTCTATCATAGAACTTGTTGCTAAGTGCAGGTCTGTATGTCCTACCCTTTTCACCAAATCCTCTAACATCATCTAAGTGGTCAGACATAAATTCTTTTATTTCATTGTCTGCTACACCAAATGTATATCTAAGTTGTAATGCTCCTTCTGTTTTTATTAGCTCATCATAGAATACAGCTTGTGCTCCTCTGTAATCTTTTGCTTGTATGTTGTCATGAAACTTAATAAGCAAATCATCTATTTTATTTTCTGGTATAGAAAACATATAACCTGTTTTAACAAATGTATCTACAGCTCTATCTACTTCTGTTAGGTATGCCCATGGTCTTGATGGTAGTCTTACATCTGTACCACCAAAAATATCTTTAAAACTTGACTGGAGTGTACGAACTGGATTACCAGATTTTCTACCACCACCACGCATATATGTTGCTTGATACTGGTCATCAGTCATAGCTGCATATAAGTTATCTAAAAAGTTATCATTCAATACTTTGGCTTGTATATGGAAATCATTAGCTTGTGTTAAGTTGTTGCCTTTGAAACGAATATCAGATATAACGCCACCAGTTAAACTATCTTTAATTACATCAAATACTTTGTCTGGATTATCAACAACTTCTTTTGCCATACTTGCACTGAAACCATTTCTTACTAAGTAAGTCATAATAGGTGCTCCATCATCAACAGCTTTAGTTATTACCTCTGCCATACCTTGTATCACAGGGTCTTTGTCAATCCAAAAATCTGCTGATTGTCCACCTGCTTTTAGAAAATCATCTAGTTCTCTACCTACACTGGTTAATGTTTTTGTTGTAGCTGTTTTACCAGTAATACCAACACCAGGTAAAACCATAGTTGGGTCTGTTAATGCCATACCACCTAGGTTTGAAATAAATCCTATCCAAGCATTCCATCCGTGTTTAGGTTCAAAGTTTAAATCAGATATTTTATCTTGTTCTGCAGATAACAAAGCATTAAACTTTGTTTGAAATTCGTCATCTGACATATCTGATTTGTTATAAGTATCAACTAAATCATTTATGTATCCTTCTGTTTCTAGTTTTACATCAGCTATAACATTGTTTAATGGTGAGTATTCTCCACCTAATGAACCAGTAAGTGTATATCTAATCTGGTCACCTGGTGTAGCTGGTATGCTATATCTTTTAAAACCTTCTCTAGAAGTCATAGCTTCTTGAAAGTATTCATTAGAACCGAAGTATTGCTCTATACCTTCTGTACTACCAGAACCTAACAACTGATTAGATGTATCTATATATGCTTCTAATCTTTCTTGTAGTGTTGGTTCTCTTACTTCGCCATCTTGTGCAATCTTTAAGTTTTCTCTATACACACTAGGAAAATGTTTATTAATAACTTCTATATCTGTTTGTGTAAATTTAAAATCTTTTTGTGTATTTAAAAAACTTAAACTATCTGTTACTGCTAATGGAGCTAAGTTTAATTGTTCTTCTGTTAATTCAAATCCTAATGTTCTTGCACCCTTTTTAATAGCACTTCTTACTGCACCAGCTTCTAAACCTTTGATAAAAGATTGTAGCTTCCAGGTTATAGGTATTTCATTATCTTCTGTTTCTGGGTCTCCAACAAATCTAGAGTAGTCTCTATCTAATTCTTTACCTTGTTCTGCAGCTAGTCTTTGCAATTCTGCTTTAGCTGCGACACCATAAGAGTTAGCACCACCAACTTGGAAGTCTTGGAACCTAGCATTAAGTCCTACAATTAGAGCATTAACTACTGTACTTTTTCTTAACTGTGCATCACCCCATAAATCTTGTCTAGTCTCTTGTTGTACATCTTTAGTTTTTTGTACACCATCTTTTATCTGTTGCCAAAAAGAGGTACTTCTTTTTTTAACAAAATCTTCTTTAGGGTCTGGTACAACTGTCTCTGTATCTTTCCAAAGATTGTAATAATCTGTACCTGTCAATCCCATAGATGCTGCTGCGTATGGTAAGTCACTATCTTCGTTAGGGTTCATAGATTGGAAGTCTAATGTTTTTTTACCTAGTGCTTCTACTTCTATTTCAGACATAGAACTTTTAGCTTGTTCTACAGCTTGTTTGTCAAGGTTGTGTTCTTTTTGTGACTTAAGCCACTCTTGACCCCAGTTCATATAAAACGACATTAGATAAACCTATATTTTAGTTCTGGGAACCTATCTAGCAATACTTGCTTAGTAACTTGTGCTTCGCTTATTGGTGTAGGTGTACTTAATTGTTTCTCTGGTACAAATCCAGGTTCATCTGGAAATTGTGTAGGAGTATTAAATACATCACCTATTGGTTGTTGTGTTATAGCAGCACTAGGCATACCACCTGTAGCTGCAACTTCATTCTTTATAGCATCTATCTGACCTTCGATAGCTGTTGATTGTCCTGTTGGGTCGCCTTCCATTCTTGGTGGTACAACTAAATCTGCATACGCTCCGTCTACTGTCATATCTGTTGCTTGTTTAAACGACTTAGATTTGCGAACCATAATCATCTCCATTATCTATTTCAAACCCTAAAGCTACACTAATGTAAACATTTGGTATTGGCGTAGGAATAATAAAACTACCTAAAGGTACATCACCTAATGCTTCTTCTGGTCTAACAATAGGAGATAAATTTATAATTGTTTCTACTTCTTCTGTAAAAGCTGGTTGGTTCCAGTCTTCTTGATTTATTATATCAATAAACTGTTCATTAATTTTATCTGGGTTAGACAAGACCAACTCCTGGAGGTATAGCAGGTCCAGCTGCTACCTGTTCTGGAGGTAATCCTCCACCTAACTGCGAAAGAACAGATGCTATATCTGGTTCTGGTTGTGCAGCTGCCTGTTGTTGTTCTTGTGCTTGAACTTCTTCTTCTGTATAAAACTCGTCTAGTATCTCTGTCATGTTCTGTGGATTTTTTCTAATCTCTTTAGCAGCCAAACTAGCTTTTATATTACCTTGTGCTGCTTGTGCCATAAGTGCTTCAAACAATACAGTCTCTGCTTTTTCTGCATTAACTCTATTTTGTATTTGTGAGATGTTATCTAATCCATCTAAATTTTCTTGTAATGTTTGCATATCTATTACACCTTGTTGTTTCAATTGCAAACCAGTAATAATTTTTTGTGGTTCATCAAAACCAGCCATAACTCCATATACCCTGCGTGTTTTATATAGTTGTCCTATATCACTTTCTGGTACATAAGTTTCTTTAAATGCTGTGCCTTTACGATAACCAGCAATAGGTTTACGCATCTTGCCATACATTGCTTCATCCCACTCAAGTCTTTTAGCGTCTATTTGTTGTAAAGCGTCTTGCATAACTGTTTGATATTCTTTTACATGCAGTGATGATGACTGACCAAGTTCTTCTAGTCCTCTACCAGTAACAAAAGCATTAGGCGATTGCCCATCATCTGATACTGGATATGCAGAACCTAGGCGAAGATGTCTTTCTAATCTATCTATCTGTTGGAACAACTGATAAGGTAAGTTGTTTACTGGTTTTGATACTTGACTACCTGGTGTCAAATAGTTTACAGCGAACCTACCCTTTCTATATTGTCCACTTTCTATCTCGCCAATGATGTTGGTTTCTGTAAACACAGCATCTTCCATTGCAATGACAGATAGAATATTTATCTTTGCCATATTAGCCATCAATCCTATAACATGATGAAATTGTCCTTGTAGTTGGTCAAAGCTAAAACGCTTTGCTATAACAAATCTTGGTCCAGACTTTAATGGGTTAGGTATAAAATCTAATATAATTTTGTTCTCTGGTAAGAAAACATAAGTACCTTCATCATCATAATACTCTGCAACAACTTTACCTGTTCCATCTTGGTTAGCCCATGTTTTGTCGTGACTAGACATGTAAGCCATTGTGTTGTACTCATCATTCACTTCATCCATAATTACATTTTTAAACTGTGGATAAGTCCTAGCTAATTCTGCGTGAGGTATTCTTTGCAGTATTGCTAACTCTTTAGGTTGTTGGTCTGCACCAAAATGTCCTGGGTAACAAAGATAAGGGTCTTTAATTTCTGCGTATGGATATGGTACTCCATTTGCATCTACTTTTTCTTTTAGTACCCATACAGCAAAGCCATAACCAGGTAACCATCTACCAACTTGTGGTAATTGTAAATCTAATTTTTGTATATCGTC